CACATGCCCAATCGTGAAAATTGGTTGGTGAATTACGCTCACACTGAGTGGACTGTGGATGAAATCAGATCCGGAATTCCTTTTAAACGCTTGACTTTTTAATATCCGCCGCTTATAATTAGCGTATGCTAATTTCTAATCAAACACCCATGATATACACAGTGGAAGACTGTCTGGAAATTATGATGGGCTTCAGTGATATTTTGGTTTCTCCTCCTTTCGAACTGTTGGAACGTGATAAAAAAATCTTACAAAGCATTGCTTCTAAAACGTTTAAAGGTATAGGATTAACTGATAAGCAATTGGCTGTGATTAAAAAAATACTTTTAACTAATTATATTCAACAGTTTTCTGATAGAGATATTGATTTAATCAAGTCCTTAGAAACGCTGCGAGGTCCACTGCGTGAATTGGATCGTTCCACATACATCAAACTTAAAAAGGTCCAAGATATTCCCGAACTCAAAGACGTGTATAATCAAGGCAACTTTGGCACTGAACTCCAACTGATAGATGTGCGTTTTCCTTTCAACATGTCCTATGCTCGTTTGCTGAATGATGTGAAGAAAAAATTTAAATATGATGATAGATATTTCAATCATAACAATCATTATTTCTTTCCCTATGACGAAAAATACGTTTATCATTTGATTGATAAATTTAAAAACAAAATCAAAGACATTGATCCTGAGCTGTTAGAAGTTTATCAAAAACTGTGTGACATAAATGCACACCCTGAGCGACATCTGCCTGGCATATATGATTACGAAATACGCAATGTGCCTCGTGAATATATAAATCATTTACACAACAACATAGGTATTCCCAACAAAGAAAATTTATATCTTTATCAAGATCGTCGTCAAGCACTGGCTTTGGAGTTTATGGAGAGCGCTGCTGTGCAGGAGTCATTGGGCAAAATAGATATTTTAAGTCAAAAAATTGCAATGAGAAAAACTTTCATTGTGAACATAAACAAACACAAATGGACTTTGGATCAAGTGATTGGATCTTTGAATCAACTGTTGAGATTTCCTCTTTTGGTTGTGTTGAATGAAAAACAAGCATTGGATGACTATCATCAGATACACAGCAGACTGAAGTTGTTGTTTCCATCTTCCGCACAATCAGTGCTGTTTAGGCTGCCAAATGAGGAAGCCAACAACATAGAATTCAACCTGCGTGTGTCAGAAGATCGCACAAATAATTCCATTGATGAAAACACAAAAATAGTTTATATTAGTCATAAACGTGTGCCCAAACCTTTGATCAAATCCAAATGGCAAGCACAGGCTGCTATCAGTTTAAGAAGTGAAAAGGAACACAACCAAGTACAAAACTTTTTACAACAGTATGATTTGATCATACAGTATGACCATGAAGAAAGTCCTTGGAACATATGGCATCACGAAGTGGAGATCATATAACATGAGTGCTTGTAAAATTATTATTCAGGATGAAGTCAATGTGAAGATTGATGGACTGGATGTGGAGATACGCAGAAAGATAGCCAACAAATTAAAGTGGGCTGTGCCATATGCTAGATATCTTCCACAATACAAACTGGGCAGATGGGATGGCAAAGTGGGATTCTTTGGATTGGGTGGCAATGGTTATGTGAATCATTTGGACATCATCATTCAACTGTTGAACGACTATGGCATAGAGATCACAGAGATTGTTGACAATCGTCACAAGGTGGATCTTAAATTCAACAAAATAGACAAAGACTTTTTTGCTGATAAAACATGGCCCAAAGGACACATTATGGAAGGACAACCAATAGAGTTGAGAGATTATCAAGTGGAGGTGGTGAATAACTTTTTAGAAAATCCACAAAGCCTGCAAGAGGTGGCCACTGGAGCAGGTAAGACCATTATCACTGCTTGTTTGTCCAAGTTGTGTGAACCGTTTGGCAGAACTATTGTGGTGGTGCCCAACAAAGGATTGGTCACACAAACAGAAGAAGATTATATCAATTGTGGATTGGATGTGGGAGTGTATTTTGGAGATAGAAAAGAATTAAAACACACTCATACCATTTGTACTTGGCAATCATTGAACGTGCTGGACAAGAAGACCAAAGATGGTGATGCTGTGTTAACATTGGCTGAATTTTTGGAAGGTGTAAACACCATTATCATAGACGAAGTGCATCAAGCCAAAGCAGAAGTATTAAAAAAATTACTCACACACAATTTAAGAAATGCTGCCATACGTTGGGGGCTTACAGGTACCATTCCCAAAGAACAATTTGAGTTTCAAGCCATACTGGCCAGCATTGGTCCTGTGATCAATCAAATATCTGCCAAAGAATTACAAGACAAAGGAGTGCTGTCACAGTGTCATGTGAATGTGGTGCAATTGGTGGACACAGTGGTGCATAGAAACTATCAAGAAGAATTAAAATATCTAATGACTCATGAACCACGCATGAAATTTTTATCCAAAATGCTGATGAGAATCAAAGACTCAGGCAACACATTAATATTGGTGGATAGATTGGCAGCAGGCGAACTGTTGCAAAAATTAATTCCAGATTCTGTGTTCATACAGGGAGAAATGAAGCTGGCTGAGCGTAAAGAAGAATATGATCAAATATCCAATTCAACCAATAAGGTATTGATTGCCACCTATGGTGTGGCTTCTGTGGGTATTAATATTCCCAGAATTTTTAATCTAGTTTTAATTGAACCTGGCAAGAGCTTTGTGAGAGTGATACAGAGTATTGGCAGAGGCATAAGAAAGGCGCAAGACAAAGACTTTGTACAGATTTGGGACATAACGTCCAGCTGTAAATTTGCCAAAAGGCACTTAACCCAAAGGAAAAAGTTTTACAAAGAAGCAAACTATCCTTTCACAATGGAAAAAATGGAGTGGAATTAAAATTATGAGAATATTAACAGTGGACAACAATACTTTTTTACTGTCCAAGATGCCTGAGCAGATCACCGAAGATATCAGTTTTAGTGTGCTGGACAACAGCAATCCCAAAGATCCTGATTTCTTTTTTATGCCTTTAATCTTTATTGAAAGTTTTTCAAGCCCAGCAATAGTGTTGGAAATTGGAGGTCAAGAACTCAGCATGCCTTTGGACTGGAGTGTGGCCGTGGGAGATCCTGAGAGTGGTTTTGATTTACAAATAATACCATTGACCAGTTTGAGCGACAGAGGTTTCGAAGCATTCAGCCTTAATCCATTATCTGGATTCAGACCAGAATTTGTGCCCATCAAGGTGATCAATTTTTACAATGATGTCAAATGGTACTTTCCCAAAGTCAAAAATAATCAATTAATCACCACACCGTTGACTGATGGTGTTAAACCAAAATGTGTATTTTTTATCAAGGACGTGAGTAGACAGTGTGAAAGCATTGACCATTCATTGCTGTATTAATGACCAAAAAAAGAAAAACAAAAGAACAGGATCCAAACACAGATCTGTTTACAAATGAAGACCACAGTGAAGAAGATTTATCTTGGATGATCGAAGACCCTGATGCTGAAAAAAAAAATAAAAATGGAAAAGAAATTTAGATATAAAGCAGGAGTAACCTATTCACACGAATCTCCTGATGGTGGAGCCACTGTGTATGCTAGAGAAATTGGCAAGCAAAACAGACATCTGGTTTATAGAAGTGAAGATTCTTTGATTGATGAAGAAAGTCAAATTAGAAGTCAATACATCACTCCTGAAGCCGTCAAGTTGTGTAGGCAAAACAAAGGATTGCAAAAAGCATGGGAGAAGTATATAGTACTATTGAGATTATCAGGATTTGATGACTAACAAATTACCATTAAAAGATATACTGGCAGCCATAGACATGAACGCTAAAAACGTTTGGGATGAGCTGTCTGATGATGAACAGAAACAGGTGAGTTTCTTTTTGTTGAACAGATATGCCAGTGCTGTGAAAGGCAATAACACACAAAAAGAATTGGCCATATTCAAAACCAATGAATATTACAACAAAAACTTTTTTACAATACAAAAACACAAAAAGTTGCTGTGGTTTTTGCTGTGTATGACTGCCAATGATAAAAAAGAAATTAGATATCACGAATGGATAGGATACAAGCTCAAAGACGCTGGTGCTCAAAATAAAGCAATAAAATTTTTAAAAACTTTATATCCCAACATGAAAGAAGATGAGATTGAATTGCTTGCCAAAATCAATAGTAAAGAAGAATTGAAAGAATTGGCTGAAGCACATGGCATGGACAAAGCAGAAACTAAAAAGGTATTATGAGCGATCGACCATACACTTGTCAATACTGTAATACCAGCTATACCAAAGAAAAAACACTGGCTGTGCATCTGTGTGAACAGAAACGAAGATATTTACAAAAAGATGAACGCAGAGTACAGTTGGGGTACATGACATTTGTAAGATTTTATCAAATATCTCAAAAATTGGATGGCACAAAAACATATGAAGAGTTTTGTAAATCTCCCTATTATAATGCCTTTGTTAAATTTGGATCGTTTGTGTCCAATGTGAAACCCATGTATCCAGAAAATTATATCGATTATGTGATAAAGAGTGGAGTCAAATTGGATCATTGGTGCCGAGAAGAACTGTATGAGAAATATGTGTTGGAATTAATATTGAAAGAATCCATGGAACCTGCTGTGGAAAGAACCATTAAAAACATGATGGATTGGGCAGACAACCACAATGCAGATTGGAAAGATTATTTTAGATATGTGAGTTTGCCTAGAGCAGTGTATGATATCAAAGATGGCAAAATTTCCCCTTGGTTAATATTGAACAGTGCCACTGGCAAGGACATGATGAGCAAACTCAACAATGAACAATTGACCATACTGTATCACGTGTTGAATCCTGAGCATTGGTCTCTTAAATTTAAAAGAAACCCAGCAGATGTGGAAATGATCAAAGAAATAATCAAAGAGGCCAAACTGTAAATGAAATCAAAAAAGTTTTGTCATATGTGTAAAAAGATTACTCCACACGAGCCAGATGCTAGTACAGCTATCACTTATTATGGAAAAAAGCCGCACATTCCTTGGCAATGTACCATTTGTTATCCTACCTCTCTTGACAAACTGTACCCTAAGGAGTTAAAATAAACTATGCCCGATATTGATATAGACTTTGCTGATAGAACTGTAGCGTTAGAAAAGTTCAAACACAGAGTTGCTAAATTAGAAACTGGAAAGAAACATAATACTGGAATCTATTTCACAGAGATACCTCACAATCCTGTGGACAATTTAACCACGTTAAATTATGATGAAGCTGAAAACAGAGGATATTTTAAAATAGATTTTTTAAATGTGAGCATTTACAAAAATATAAAAAGTGAACAACACTTGAAACAATTGATGACCAAAGAACCCATGTGGGAATTATTACAGGAAAAAGACTTTGTGGATCAACTATTTCACGTGAATGGACATGTGGAAATTTTACAAAAATTAAAACCCAACAATATAGAACAGTTGGCAGCAGTGCTGGCTATCATAAGACCAGCCAAAAGATATTTATTGAATAATGATTGGAAAGAAATCATGCAACAGGTGTGG